TTACAGGCTGTATGCCTTGATATATTTCATGATGCCATTGACATGTATTTGAACGATGGCCCGTCGTCCTTCTCCACTCAACAGGTAGTCCACGTCCTGACGGTTGTCCTGAAAGAGGTTTTCTGTCAAAACAGCAGGGCAGATTGTGTCACGACAGATGGCGAGATTCTGGTGCCAATATGGTTGGTTGGGCGATGGCTTTCGCACCCTCAGTCCAGCCATCTCGGCCTCATTTGCCAGCATCTTCGCCAAGAACATGCTTCGCTTTGATGCGTTTTGGCCAATGTATACCCCCCATCCCCTTGCCGAATGCCACAGTCCGTCGGATCCTGCCGCATTACAGTGTATGCTTACAAGAAGGCAATGGGCTGCTCCTCCGACTCTCCTTGCCTCGATGTTGGCTCTTTTCGCTCTGTTACCAAGACTCACGTCAAGTGTCTCTGGAGTGAGCAATTGGGCGTCGCATCCCATTCTCTTGAGGGTGTTTACTATGCCCGCGGCTATCTCACGGGAATACTTCCATTCAAGCAGCCTCCCGTCAGGGCTGCGCTTTCCAACGGTATTCGAACCATGTCCGTTGTCTATTAGAATTTTCATTTTTTGTAGATTAATGACGATGTTTCCATTTCTCTTTCCCTATCCACGGCTTCTTGCCGCGCCACACGCCGCTGCCTCTCCGCGTGTGATTTCCCCCGTGACGACATTCCCGCCCCAGTGCTCCACGCAGATGCGCTTCACCTCGGCGTCGGCGAAGCGGATGACCTCGGGCGATGTCCCCGTGTCGTCCACGACTTCCTCGTAACAGCACTCGCCCGCGCCAGTGATGAGGTCTTGTGTCTCGTGTGTGGGCAGCAGGCCGATGCCCGGCGTGGCTCGGTCGGTGAATATCTTCAGCCCGCCCTCAATCGCGGCCTCGCCGGTGAAGGTGGTGCGGCGCGTGGCAAACTGCGCGATGAGCGTGCGCACCAGCAGCCGCTCGGCGGTGCCAGTCTCGCCCGCGCGGATGAGGCTATGGACGGGAGCGGGCACGCCGCTGATGCCGGGCAAGCGGTAGAGCAGCCCGCGGACGGAAGGCACCGTGTGCTCCATGGTGCCGCAGGTGGTGTTTATCTCGATGGGCTCCTTGGCAGCGGCATTGGCCACTTCCTCGGTCACTATCTCGTCGGCGTCGGCCACCTCGCGCTGCGGCGAAGGGTCGACCACCTCGAGTGTCGGATGCTTGTAGAGCACCCAGCGGAAGTTGCGGTAGTGCTGAAATGCAGAATAGGCGGCATAGGTGGGCGAAGTTGCAGACTCGCCACGTGTTGGCACGTGCACCTCGTCGCCGATGGCCTTGTATCTGGTTTCGACATGGCCGTTGCTGCTCCAGCCTGTCACCCCGGGCCTAATGGTCGTGTCGGCCTCGTTGTAGGGCGGGGCGACGTAGCCGAAGAGGCCGTCATAGACGGTGATTTCCACCCATCCGGCCTTCGGGGGCAGCGGCATGTACTCGCCGTCGGGCATGTTGGCCATGTCGGCCAGCAGCCGGCCGTTCGTCGCCCCTATCTGGTGGCGGTTGGCCTTCCAGCCAAAAACGCCGGTGGTCTCATAGCGGCTGCCGATGGCGTCGCCGCTGTGGTCGTACCACGCGAGCCACACATGCGCATCGCACGCAAGGTCGGTGGCTTTCGTGACGGGCTCTATCCATGAGCCCATCTTCCAGCCGAGGGTGATGTCACGCCCGTTGTGGCCTTGCGTCATGTCATACTTGCGATAAGTCGAGGCGGTCACCATGTTGCTGTATTGCGCGATGACGCTGCCGCCCGTCTCGCTGTCGTAGAGGCGCACCTCGCAGGGCATGTAGAGATAGGCCAACCCGCCCTTCCAGGCATTGTATTGATCCTCGTAATTGTCGGCGCCAGCCTGCGTGAAAGGGTTGTAGCGCGGGTCGAAGAGCAGCTCCATCTTCAGCCGCAAAAGGTAGCTCAGGTGCTCGGCATCGTAGCTCTCGGCCGCCGGGACGTACACGCGCCTGGTGGTGAACATCGGGACGGCACCGACCGTGTACTTGTTGATGCCGTCGACGGTCTCGACGACGGTCTTGCCGATTGCGCGGTGGCCCACCACGTCGGCGAACAGCGGCGACGGGGCACCCGTCACATGGTCGAGCTGGTTGCCCCCGATGATGTGCTCCACCACGGTGCCTTGCGCGGTCAGTGTCCGCGTGCGCACCATTCCGAGCACGCCGACGGCCTCGCTGCCGCCTATCTGCGGCACCATCTTGAAATACGCATTGGGGTTCCATACCTGAGCGAGGCCGCTGCCGCTGCCCACATGCAGGGTGAACGAGCAGTCGGTGTCGTCGGGGGCGGTGGCGTCGTCGTCGATATGGGTCTTGAAGGTGATGTAGGCGTGGTCGGCGGCGGCCTTGGTGCCCTGGTGGCTCACCTGCCAGGGATGCGTTTCGGGACCAAACTCCAGTGCATCGCCGCCATCCATGAGGGTGCCGTCGGCGTTGGGGTCGAAAGTCACCTTCACGCTGCTGGCAAGGCGGGCGGTGCCAAGGGTCTGCTGGTCGGCCGACCACTCGATGGCCGGGTGCTCTTCTTCGGCCGTGGCGAGGCCGTTGAGGTCATAGACGTAGACGGTGCCGGCACGCTGCACCATGCGCTGTCCCAGCGGCTGCAGGATGGCCTCCAGCACCTCCATCATCGTCTTGTGCTCCCCATCGTCGCCGTCGTAGAAATTCGACGACTGCACACCGATGGTGGCCAGCGTGGCCTTCTCCCGGGGGGCATAAGGTGCCCCGGTGGCAGCGGTGCCGGAAGTCGTTTCCGACCCCACCTCGATGCCGGGCAGCAAGACGGGCTTCACGATGGTGCCGGGGTTGTAGATGTCGGTGTGATCCTCAATCTCGGTGCCGGATGAGCCCGATGAGCCGGAAGAGCCGGAAGATCCCGATGACGAAGAGGGGGCTACCCCGTATGCGGCCGGGTGCTCGCTCGATACGTAGGTGCTGATGTCGATGCCGAGGTGGATGACCTGCGCAAGGGCCAATGCGTGGCACAGCAGGTCGGAGGCGTTCACCATGCCCGACAGGTCGAACTTCTGGCGGTCCATGATGCCGAAGTCCTGGAAGGTGAGCGTCACGTCGTACATGTTGAGCCGCTCGTAGGGCTCCTCGTATTGCTCGGGGTCGAGCGTGCCGGCCCAGTAGAGCTTCCCGTCCTTGTAGATGTCGACGCCTATCTCGCCAGGTGTCACGGCGTATAATCCGATGTAGGCACGGTCGGTGGGGCTCTCGATGCGGATGGTGGCCGTGGAGCCGCAGATGGGTTCTTCCTTGCCCTTTTCAGGCCACTCTATCACCACTGGCTCCTCGGCGGGGAAGGTCAGCCCGGCGGCTACGGGGTAGAGGTTGTCCTCCACCAGCCGCCATATATCCACCCGCCACACGGTGCCCGTGAGGCTGAGGAACTGTCCGCTGTGTATCACTCCGTGCTTCATGCTCTGTCGAGGTATTTCGTTTGCTTGCTCAGGACGCCCACGAGGTCGCGCCCGTCGATCCTGAAGTGCACCTGCGCACCCGTGAGCACATCGCGCGGCTCCAGGTAGGTGCGCAGCTTGTCAAGAGGGGCGATCACCTCGGGATTGCGGTTGGCACCGGCATACTCGCCGACAAGGGCGATCGTCTTGCCGCTCACCACGCCGCCGTCGGCGAAGGGGATGGCCATGCCCATGACAACGGCCTTGGCCGATGCGGCGAAGCCCGCGCCGATGCCGAAGCCAGCGAACGGGATGGAGGCATGGGCGGCGAAGTAGGCGGCGGCGGCCAGCTCCATGTAGCTCGCGGCGGCGGCCTTGTTGGCGATCATCACGGGGACAAGAGCGGCGGCGGCGGCGGCCTGCGCAGGGGCGACGGCGGTCTGCGCCACGGTGGAGGCGACGATGGCCCCCGATTTGGCGGTCTCGGCCACCGCATCGGCCTTGTTGGCCATCGTCAGCATCTGGATGATGCTCACGATGCCCGATATGCCCTGGTATATCTGCAGGAAACCGTTCACCACACCCGTGACGGCCTCCCATACGTTCTTGTTTTCGTCGAGGGCCGACGTGATGCCCTGGATGCCGTTGCCGATGGACTGCACGCCATTCCACCCGTTCTGCAGGGTGTCGAAGGTAAGCGCGGCGTCCTTCATCATCGACATGTACCCGGCACGGAGGTTCTCCAGCTGCCGCAGCTGGTCTTCGCCGAGGTTGGGGTTGGCCATGAGCTTGTCAATCTCGCGCAACTTGTCGCGGATGCCGTCGAAGCCGATGGCCTTCACCTTCATGCGGTATTCCTTGCCGTCGAGCGAGAGGATGTCGTCGAGTTCCTGGTCCATCTTCGGCATGTCGACGCGCAGCTGCAGGGCGGCCTGCTTCTGCTCCAGTCCCTCTATCTCGGCCTGCGTCTGCGTCACCTGCACGCCCACTTCGGTCTGCTGGCGGTCTTGCAGGTAACTGATGGCCTCGCCCACCTCGCGCAGCGTCTGCACGCTCTTCGGGTCGACGTTCACCGTGGCGGCCTTGTCGGCACGCTCCCATGCCTCGCGCAGCTTGTCAAGTCGGCTGATGCCCTCGGCGGCGAACTTCCGCTGCGCGGCGTCGCCCTGCTGCAAGAGGCGGTTGTAATAGTCGGCCTTGCGGTTGATGTCGTCGTAGGTGCGTAGGTCGTCGTCGCGCAGCTCGGCCACGCTGGCGTCCTCGATGGCCTGACGGGCACGCTCGGTGGCGGCTATCTCCTTGTCGATGCTGACGATGGTCTCGGCGCTGGCCGAACGACGCTGCTTCTGCAACTGCGAGAGGCGGGCGTCGTAGTCGTCGAGGCTGTTCAGCTCCACCGGGGCACCGGCGGCCTCCACCATGTCGTTGAAGGCCCGCACGGCATCTTCCGCGCCCTTCTTCTTGGCCGCGAGGGTGACGATGGTCTCACGGTCGTTCACGTTGGCCTTCTCCAGTTCTTGCTGGTAGTAGGCTACGTTGTTGGTCAGGTCCTTGTAGGTGACGGCCTCGGCCACGAGGTGCTTCTCCTTGTCGGCATCGGTGCCCCCGCCGGTATTTCCGTCGCCGGTGCCGCCCTTGCCCGTCTTGGCTGTGGTGGTCTTGCCCGCACCGGTGGGAGCCGTCGGCATCGTCGGTGCGCCCTTCACCGCAAAGTCTATCTTGTTGGCCTCGCTCACCTTGCCCTTCAGCACGTCGCGCAGCACGCCTATCTCCTCGGTGAGGTCATTGTATTCGGCCTGCGCCTTGTCGTGCGCGCTTGGCAATTCGTAAAACTCCACGCTGTTGGTACCACTGCCCTGCAGGGCTCCCATCACGCCACCACCTGTGAGCTTGCTGCCCGACGATTTCCGCTGGCGGGTCTTTCGCTCGCGCTGTGTGCTGTACTGCCGCTTCTCGCCCTTTTCGTCGTAGACGATGTTGCGGCGCTTCTCCTCCTTCTCCGCTATCTGGTTGGCCAGCCGGCGTGTCTCGGCCTCCAGCACCATCTGGCGGCAATAAGCCTCGCTGTTGGCGATGAGCGCCTTGTACCACGATTCCACGCTGGCGAAGTAGCCCATCGTCTCCCCATAGGTGTTGTTGAGCTCGGCGACGATTTTCTTCTCCTCCTTCGACACGTCCTTGCCGGTGCGCTTCGCCTCGATGAGGCCGTTGAGGGAGGCTATCTGCTGTTCCAGCTTCGCGCGTGCGTCGGTGCCTGCGGCGGCCACCTCACGCTGCGCCTGGGCGAAACGCTCCGCCTCGCCCTGCGCGTTGTCGAGGGCACCGGCGGCCGAAGTCGATGCTCCGGCCAGCCTTTCCATCGCCCATGCCAGGGCGGCGATGGCGGCTCCCACTCCGGTGGCCACCATCAACCCTCGCACGGCCGCTTTCAGGGCAGTCACCGACATGCCCGTTGCCGCCGCCGTCTTCCCCAGCAGCCCGATGGCCGCCTTGTGGGCTGCAGCCGCTGCCGAGGCCAGCACGTGTGCGTTGCGCAGGGCGGCGATGCTCCTTGCCAGGCCGTGGATCCCGAGGGCGGCCTGTCCCGCGGTCGCCAGGCCTTCCACCACGGGCAGCATGCCGCTGGCCAGCGAGCCGAGCGGGTCGAGCATCGAGAGCACGGAGTTCTTGAGCATCTGCATCGTCGAGGCGCCCGTGGAGGCCATCTGCGCGAACGTCTCGTCGATGGTGCCGGCGGCGCTGCCCATCTGCCCCACGTTCTCCACGAACCTGTCCTTCAGCTCGCCTGTCAGGGGGATGAGGGCGCGGAGGCTCTCGGCACTGCCGAACAGCGTGCCGTAGACCTCCTGCTCGAGCACGCCGCTGGCCTTTGCGTATTGCTTCACCGAGGCGTCGAGCTTCTCGAGGAACTGCTGCAGGCCTCCTGCGGCCTTGATGGCTGCGGCATCGAACTGGATGCCCATCGCCTCGGCCATCTTCGCGGCCTCGCTCGAAGGCTTCACCAGAGCGGAGAGGATGGCCGACAGCTGGGTGGAGACCTCGGCGGTGTCGCCCGAAACGCCGGTAAGGGTGGCAAACGACGCCAGCAGTTCATCCACGCTCACGCCGAGCGTGGCGGCGTTGGCGGTCACGCGTGGCAGGGCGGCGGCCAACTCCCCGAAGGAGGTCACACCGTTCTTGGCCGTCATTTGTATTTTGTCCTGGATGGAACCGGCTTTGCTCCACTCCATGCCGTAGTTCTTGATCACCGTCGATGTCACCTTCACCGTCTCGCCAAGGTCGGCGATGCCGCCGACACTGGCCTTGGCCGACTGCTCCAGGAACGTCAGCCAGTCGGCTTCGGGCACGCCGTTCGAGATGGTCTGGTACAGGCCGTCGGCCAATTCCTCGCGGGCCTTGGGAATCTCCTTGCTCAGCGCGCTCACCTGGTCGGTCAGTCCGGCCAGTCCCTCGGCGTCCTTCCCGGCCATCGTGTTCACCTTGGCCATGGCTGTCTCCCACCCCTGGAAGTCGCCCGCCACGCCTTCGACGGCGCCCCTCACCTTGCCGAGCACGTCCATCGCGGCGTTCACGCCGAGCATCATCCCTTCCCAGCCTTTCGAGAGGGACAGTGCACCCGACGCCTCGCGCACGTCGCCGATGGCCTCGGTCAGTTCGTCGACGGCGGCGGTGGCGTCTACCACCTTCGTCTGCCCGTCAACGTTTAGTTTGATTGTGAATCTTACTTCGTTTGCCATGATCCATGTCCGTTTATTGTCGTTTTTGTTTTGCCATCTCCTACCGGTTTCGGGCGGAGCGCTTCGCACCATGCCGCCCATCGGCACGCATCACTCTTCCAAAAGTTCCATGTTGTCAACCATCAGCGTCACCCACAAGTCGTCGAAGAACGTGTCCTCCGACCATCTGCCCGTAGTGCTTATGTGCCAGCGCATCTTGGCGAAGCACTCCGGGCACTCGAAGATGCACATGTAGCCCTCGGGCGTATTGCACCAGCCGACGGGGCGCGGCCTCCAGCCCTCGTTGCGCCACTCGCTCTTGCCGCACAGAGGGCATGAGAAGTCCTTCAGCCAGGGGATGTGGCGATACTCTGGCAGTTCCAGGTTCTTCATCTTCCTGAGAATCCTCGCATCATCTTCCTTCAGCGTCTTCACGGTTTTCCATATTCGTTGCTATTTTTGTGTATTCCTGATGTGAACAGTAATTGTCCCTTTTGATGCTATGTTACAGCAGTCCTGCTAACTTTAGTATCTTCTCGCAATACCATGTCGAACTATCTGTTTCCTTGCAGATATCCTCAATAGACAATCCGGATTTAAACAATCCAATGATTTTTTCAGCATCCTTTAGCATTTTTTTCGCATTTTTGTTTGGCGGTAATGATATTTTTTGTATCTTTGCAGTATCCAAATGTACCAGAGTGGGGAGCCTTCGGGTCTGCTCTGGTTTTTTTATTGGAAATCAAATTGTTTTATTTCAAGCCCTTTATTGCTGTTAATCATGCAGACAATATGAAATAATTGGATATCGTTGGTTTTCCCTTGTAAGAATTCATAGCCTTTAGTTATCTTCTCAGGAGCAAACATTGATGGATCATCAAAATAAACACAAAGGGTATCGGCTGTTTCGTGTATGTCAGTTCTTGAATTGAACCTAATAAGCTGATCATTTTTCCTATAAAGGGGCCATCCATAGTATTCTTTATTCTCCAATATGGATTTTATATCCATTCGGACTCCATCAAGTATCATGTCTAATGATGCGAGTTCATCACCGTTTCTTCCCTTTTTTCTCTCATCACAGAGAATAATACTATGTCCACAAGCAAACAACAAGTCAAGCAATTTCTTTTCAAGCAAATGACCTATGCTACTTCCTGTCTTATGCCCAACATGCGTCGCTTTTAGTGCTCCTGTTTCTGGATTGAACTGAACATCATAATACCGTTTGTCTTTTGACAATCTGTCATATAGTTTCCTATTCTTTTCAATCCTCTCATATTCTGATCGTTTAGTCTTTCCTTCATAGCACTTTCTGAGAAGCTTGCATGCAGCGCATCTCTTATTATTGGGTATGAAGGCCAGAGATTCTATTTCATTGTCAATATTGCACCCTCTGCACTTCTCCTGCGTATAAGCATTATAAGCCGGGAAAACCCTTTCCTGCTTTCCCGGGTTGAATCGGAACATCCCCTTGATGTCGCTGCCAAGCGCTGCCTCCCCCAGTGCCATCGCCTCGTCGTGCGGCGTGGCTGGGTGCTTCTTCTTCCTCACCTGCACCACCGTGCAGCGGCAGCGCCATCCGTTGGGCGGGTAGTACGACTCCCAGAACTCGTCGGTTGGCGGCAGCGTCACGCCGTTGAGTGCGGCATGTTCCGGCCTCACGCGGTCGTCGCCCGCAGTGCGGTACTGCAGGTTGTAGCGGTCGCCGTCCTCCATGAACCGCTCCCACTTGGCGGCCATGTCCGCTGATGCGGCGGCAAACTCGTACTCGGCCTTCAGGTAGTGCTTGTTGTAGGTATCGTCTATCTTCTGAACGTCCCTCAAAAACTGTTCGAACGGCTTTCGGACGCCGTTCGCATCCACCAAGGAGGGAAAGGCCTCGCCCATCTCCTTGAAGGCCTTCATGCCCGAGAACACCCAGTCGCTGCGCTGCAGCCTGGAGCGCATCCGCTCCGACATGGCCACCTCGTCGAACGAAGAGTCGAGCGTCCCGGCATGTGCGTCGATGAACGACTGCACGCGCTCGTCGCCGAGGATGCTCACCTTCAGTTCCGAGCCGCCTTGCTCGAAGACGGCCTTCATCATCCCGCGGAACTTCCCCCTCAGTCCGTCGAAAAGCCCGTCATCCTTGCCTAATGTCACCTCTTCGCCCCCCGGAACGAAGGGGGCGTAGCCGAAAAAACGCTCCATCTCCGACTTCGACAGGCTCTCCTTCCCTGCAGGCTGCGGTTCCGGTGCAACATCGCCCTTCCTTCCCGTGACAGGCACGCCATACTTGTCCTCGAAGTACTTCCCGTCAACGTCGAAGTGCTGCAGCAGCATCGTCTCCACGGCGGTCATCTGCTCCGGGGTGTAGTCGAGCGGGTAGTCCCAGTCGAAGCGCAGGCCGGCCACGGGGGCGCCGCACCTGAGCATCAGCGGGAGAACCTGCCCGTTCACGAAGTCCCTCAAGCCGTCGGCCAAGTCCTCCACAATGTTCATCAGCACGTCCAGGTGTGTCTCCGACTGCGAAAGGCTCGACCCGTCCTCGATGGTCATCGTCTGGCCGATCACCAACTTCGACAATTCGCGGTCGCAACGCTCGATCCTCCGGTCATACACTTCAAAAGCATCCGATTTCGAGTTCTCCACCACGTCCACTTCCGTGCCTTCCTGCACCACTGCGTAGGCGGCAGAGCCCATCTGCTCCATCATCGCCATCAACTTCCGGCGGTCGCCTTCCTCGCGGCTCGACGTACGCGCAATCCGCAACGGCATTCCGAAGATCTCGGCAAACGTGTCCCAGAACTGTTCCACGTTCTTCTTCGATATTGTGTATCTCGCGCACTTCAGGTAGAGCCCGAGGTCGTCGGGGCGGCCCATCTCAAGCAGGTAGGGGGCGTATTCGCTCTTGCGCCACTCGAAGCCCGCACTCCAATGCTCGCCTGCAATCCGCACCACACGGCCATGCTCGGGACAGACATGCTCCCGTGGCGTGAGCGCCACATAACCGAGGCGCCAAACGCCGTCGGAATCAGTATAGGGTTCGCCACACTGCACCAAGGAGAACCCCCAGTAACGGGTGTCGAGCCAAAGGTCAACCACTTGCTTGAACCAGTCGGTGTCAAGCATCTTCACGGCTTGATCGTCGGCTTCGTCGCCGGCATTCACCAATTTGAACGAGCGGGCCTTCACCTTGCCGCGAATCTGCTCGACAGCGCCCGACAGGTGCCCGTCGAGTTCCACGTCCCTGTAAATCCTGAGAAGTTGCACCCTGATCGGGTTCTCCACGTCGATGGCCATCTGGTGGGCCATCCGCCAATGCGACAGGTCGCTGCGCGTCAGGCTTTCCGTCTGGCGCATCAGTTCGACCACAAGTTTCCTGTCGCGCTTGCGCACCACCGCACTACCGCCGCCGTCGCCCTTCGACAGCCGCATCATACTTAATATCCTTTCCTTGATGCCCATGATTGATTGAATTGATTGTCCGGCATGTTTGTCACCACTCGTTGCCACGCTTCCACATCGAGCCCCATAGGGGAGTGTTGCCAGTACCGGCAACACTTCCGCCCGCCCCCGCCACCGGCAGGTCGGGCACCACCCTTCCCGCCGCCGCGTCCTCGAGCCACTTCACCGCGCGGCGGTAGCGCGCCTCGCGTATCTCGTAGCCCATGCGCTGCGGCTGGCTGGCCACCATGTGGTAGAGCGCGATGTCGGCGGCCAGCATCACCACCTGCGCGTTGCGCGCCTCGCCGGTGGCGGCGAACACCGCCTCCACGTCGTACTTCGGGCGCAGGTAGCCGCAGATCTCCTCCACGGCCTCGCGCTCCGCCCGTTCCACCACCTCGGGCTGCGCCTGGGTGATGGCCTTGAAAGCGGCCTCCCCGGCCACTACCCTGTAGTCTGCGTATTCAAGGAACATTCGTCTTCTTTTTTCGAAACCGTAACATCTTTTCTCTCCAGCCACTCGCCCATGCGTTCCAGGGCGGCGGCCATGCGGCGCTCCCGCTCCTCCCGGCCCATCCGCGCGCCGTCCTGCGGGGCGGCGGGGTCCCAGGGCAGCGGGAGGAGCCTCCGGGGCGACACTCTCCCCCGGACGTGGGGCTGCACCGTGGCGGCTGCATGCCAGCGCGTGCGCTCCCAGTCCGAGCGGAGCAAGGCGTCGCGGCTGTCGTGCCAGCACCGGCACACCTCGCGCCATTCCTCGGGGGAGAGCGCGAGGAAGTCGGCCAGGCCCATGCCGACGGAGCCCAGGGCGAAGCCCACCGCCTCGGCTATCCCGCGTTTTTTTTTCCGGCCTCGCCCGCATCGCCGCCGGGGGCCTTCAGCGACGAGGCCCACATCCTGAGCTCCTCGGGCAACAGCCGGTCGGCGAACTCCAGGGGGGAGAGGGTGAACTCCACCCCGTCGGCCGCACATGCCGACGACACGCAGCACCAGAGCCAGAGCACCACGTCCGTGAGGATCCTTTCGTCGAGTTCCGACGCCTCGCGCCCCGTCTCGTTCCTGAAGCGCCAAGGCGCGCCCATCGTCACGCGGCAGGGATATTCCCTGCCGCCGACCGTGATTTTCGCCATCCCTGCCATGGCCGTCAGGATTGGGTCTGGATTTCGGTGATCTTCGACGGGTCGAGCACCGTAGGCTCGCCGTCGTTCTCAAGGCTCACCTTGTAGGAGGCGTCGTCCTGGGCGGGGCTGGTCTCCTCCAGGCTCGAGATCACGAATCCGCCTTCCATATAGGGGTCTTCGCCCTCGCGCTCGACGCACTTCAGCGTCACCGGCTTCCCCGCCTTCCAGAGGGTCAGCAGGGTCTTGAAGCCGCATTCCGTCTCGTTGTAGAAGCGGAGGCCGTCGGCCGACACCGAGACGGAGAGGCCCACCACCCCCTTGCCCTTCCACAGGCCGGAGGCGATGGCGGCCGTGGCCACGGGCTTCACCGCGCGGTCCTTCGTCTCGCTGTTGAACGTGGCCGTGTGGCTCGTGCAGTGCCCCACGGCGTGGCCTTCGACATAGAGCAGCATGTCGCTGCCGTTTACATAACCTGTTTTCATTTCGTTTCTTTTTTGTCGTTTTCTCTTAGTATTCTTTCTGTCTGTTCCATCGTCTTGAAAAGCCGTCGGCAGAGCCAGGCGATGACAGCCAACTCGACGGCAATAAGACCAAATGCAACCAATTCCTGTTTAGGATTCCCATCCTCGCTGCCGGAGGAACTCGCGACGGCAGACTGCGACTGCAGCACCGCCGAATGCTTCGATGCCGAGCCTTCCGACGTGCCAGAGGCGGTGGCAGAGGCATGGACCTCAGCCGCCCGGGGCGTCCGTGTCGTCACCTGCAGCCCCTTCCGCGTCTTCGTCACCGCCAGCGTCGTGGCCCCTCTCGCCGCCACCCACGACGCGCCTTCCGGGAGCGAGTCCGCCATGCCCGGGGTCAGCGTCAGGTGAAGCGTGTCCTCGCCGGCGGGGCGTACCCTGACGGCCACTCGGGCGGACTGGGCGGCCGCCGCCCGCGACGTGTCTTCCGCGAGTGTCTTCGCCGACACCGATGCCGTCACAGCCGTCCGCGACGAACGGCAACTCGCGGCGAACAGGGCAATCGTCATAATGGCGGCAATCGCCAATAGCCTGGATGGCCTTCCTGAGGGCAACCACGGCGCGCCTGAGGCCGCCGTTCTCTTGCTTGATGTCGTCAAGGGTTTCATTCAGTTCGTTGTTCCTGGCCTGGATCGCGGAGAGGGTGGCCGACACGTCGGCGTACATCTCGCGATAGGTGTCGTGCTCCTCCTTCGTCTCGCGGATGCGGCGCTGGCGGCGCGAGAGAAACCATGTCGCACCGGCTCCGAGGCCGCCAGGCACCGCCCAGGAGAGGAATTGCATCAACACGTCCCAAACCATTTGTTATCGTCCGTTTTAATGTGTCCTCTACTAAACGCCGCTGGCAAGCACCACGCCGCTGTCGGCCTTCTTCGGCAGCACGATGTTGTACTGACGGAAGCCCACGAGCGACTGTCGGTTCTCAGGATCCTGCAGCGCGTCATGATAGTACATCCGGCGGGAGCCGCTGGCGCGGAACACGCGCTTCACCGCGAAGGCGAACGAGCACATGAAGGCTCCGTTCGCGGCATCCTCGGCCGTCGCTGTCACTGCCTCGCGAGCGCCGTTCTTGTAGATGGGGTTGGCGTTGAACTCGAACACCTCGAAGCCGAACAGTTGGCCTACTCGGCCCGTGTTGCGGTCGATGCCCTTGTATTGCTCGGCGTAGGCCTGCGAGGTCTTCAGCAGGTCGGCAGAATGGGCGGGGCAGAGCACCAGGCGGCGGCCCGTCGGCGGGACGAGCAGTTTGTCCATGGCGCGTTTCATCTCCAAGATGTCGTCCAACGTGCACAACTTGCGGCCGTCGTCGGCGGCGGCTCCGGTGGTGGCCAGCACGGGGGTCGTAGCGGTGTTGGACGCTGCACAGAGGCGCCAGGCGGCGCGGCGGAGGATCGAAGCGGTCAGCGAATCGCCGTGGTTCTCGATCACCGTGGCGATCTTGTCGTAACTGATGGCATGCAACTCGTCGTCGGTCACGCGCGTGTTCTCCGTGTCGAACTTGTCCAATTGGATGGCGATGTCGGTGTCCGTCTGGCTGACGATGGCGATGGGGTACTGCGTGTTGTTCACCAGCACGTTGGGTTCGGCACCCACGTCCACCAGGTGGATCACGTCATTGTTCACCTTGCCGGAGGCGTCGGGGATTCCGTCGAGCCAACTGCCGTCGAGGCCGGCCTTGTTGCGCTTCACAAGTTCGCCGGTCCAAATCTCGGTCAGCACGCCGGCGCAAAGGGAACCGTAGGGAAGGAAGTGCCCGGCGGCGAGGCTCAGGCCAACCGCCACGGTACCGCCCATCGCAAAGTCGAAGCCTCCTGCCGAGGCCATCATGCCGCCCAGCATCCAGCAAAGCAGCACGCTCACAATCATTCTTGCTTTCATTCTCATTCAATTAGTTAAAGGTGGGTTAATGGTTCATACATGAAGCACGGTCACTGCGTGAGATCTACACCGTACTCGGCTTTGTAGAGTTTGGCATAGAGGGCGCGGTCGCGCTCCTTGAGCGAGAGCAGTTCGGCTGCCGGCACGTCCGACAGTTTCTTCCATGCGCCGGGTGGCGGGTTCCCGCCGTCATGCTGCAGCGTCTCTACGATGCGGCCGACGGGCTTCAGGTCGTTCAGCACCGCCTCAAGGGCCGACGAGCCAATCTTCTTTCCCAGTTCCACATAGCGCGCCTTCTTGTCGGCGGTGATGCGCATTTCGCGCACGGCAGCGTCCACCAAACCCTCCACGTGGGCGAGTTCGGCCTGTTCGCGCTCCTCCTTCATTCTCTTGATCTCGGCGGTGGCTTTCGCCAGTTCCGCATGACTCGCCTTCAGTTCGCCGGCGCGCTGGCGCACCTGCTCTTCGCTCGCTCCTGCATCAAGGCCCAGGAGTACGGCCATTTCCGATAAGTTCATCTCTTCTTTGGGTTTTGGTTTCGTATTTTGGTTTACACTCTCTCCTTCACGGGCAAGGCTCACAAGTCCCGACGGTTCCAGCACGAGGCCGTCGTGGCGCAACCGCACAGAGTTCTCGTTCTCGGGAACGTCAACAAGCGACACCTCGTAGAGGCTGCACTGCGTCACCACGGCGCGCTCGCCGCCGCCGTCCAGCGGCTCCATCGACACATGCTCGATGTCGATGCCCATCGAGCAGGCACGCACGCTGCCGGCCTCCCACTGGGCTTTCACCGTACGGCTGAGTTCTGTCGCCTCGTCGAACTTGGGCTCACCGGTCAGGCGGCCGTCCTCCACGCGGATGTCATCCACCCAGCCTATCACCTCACCGCGCCTGTGCATCCATAGCAGCACGGGGTTCTTGCGGTAGCGGTCGATGCGGACGCCGGATGTCAGCACGCGGAAGCCGCGGCCGTTCTCCGACTCGTCCGACAGCACCATGCGCCGCGGGGCCTTTCCTTTTCCGTTTTTTTCCATGATTTCCATTTGATGTCAGTAAAAAACTTTTTGGCAAAATTCACTTTTTTTCCGGCTGCTTGCAAATTTCGGCGCAACCCTTGCACGCTTCTACGCAACCCCTGCACGCTTATTTTCAAAAAAGGTTTTGTTTTTGCAATTTTGCAAAAACTTTCATAAGACAAGAAATCGAGAGAAAAAAGGCCGTTGCACTCCAACTCTACCTCGCGGGGAGCGAGCAGAAGACCATCGCCGAACAACTGGCCGTCACGCAGGCCACCGTCTCGAAATGGGCGGCCGCCGGGCACTGGCGGGAGCAGAGGGCGGCAAGGAACGTCACGCGGCCGCAACTCGTCAACAAGATACTCACGGCCATCGACGACCTGCTCGACAAGGTGCTGCAGGCCGGGGAACCGGAACTCATGGCGGGCGTGCCCGACAAGTTGGCCAAGCTTGCATCCTCCATCGAGAAGCTCGACAAGAAGGCCAACATCGTCGACACCATCGAGGTCTTCATGGCATTCTCCAAGTGGCTCGAGTTCCAGGCACAGACCGACCGCGAGATCACGCCGGAACTGCTCGCGGCATTCAACAAGTACCAGAACAGGTACATCATCGAAAAGATGAGCGCCTGACGGCGGGGAGGAAGCATGGAGAGCACCAGACAGCGCAACGAGGCCATACGTGCATGGCGGGAGCACTGCGAGCACGTGGCGAAGGCCACCGCCGAGGGGCGGGTGACGCAGGAGGACGAAGCGTCCAGGAGCCAGCGCATCCAGCGGCTCAGGAACGACTATGCCGCCTTCTGCGAACATTACTTCCCGCACTACCTCACGCTGCGCGACAAGGTCTCGGGCAAGCCGGTGAGGGTCGTGCACAATGCGCCCTTCCACAACCAGGCGGCGAGGAAGGTAAGGCAGACGCCCGACCTGAAGGCAGTGTTCATGTGGCCTCGCGGCCACGCAAAGTCCACGCACTTCGACATCTTCATGCCGCTCTGGCTCATCTTCCAGCAGCAGCCGCTCGTCCGCTTCATGGTGGTGGTGGGGAAAAGCTGGGACAGCGCGGCCAGGCTCCTGGGCGACATCCAGGCGGAACTGACGCACAACCAGCGCATCAGGGACGACTTCGGGGAACAGGCCACAGCGGGCGACTGGCAGGAGGGGGAGTTCACCATCAAGTCGGGGGCGCACTTCCTGGCTGTGGGCAGGGGGCAGTCGCCCCGCGGCCTGAGGGACCGCGAGGCGAGGCCCGACTACATCGTCATCGACGACCTCGACGACGACGAACTGTGCCGGAACGACAGGCGCGTGCGCGAGATGACGGAGTGGGTCAAGGAGGCGCTCTTCGGAGCGCTCGACGTCGGCAGGGGGCGCTTCATCATGGTGGGCAACCTCATCAGCCGCACTTCGGTGCTCGCCAACATCGCCGCCACGAAGGGGGTGCACGTCTCCAAGGTGTGCGCGCTCGACGCCAAGGGCGACCCCGTCTGGAAGGACAAGTGGACAAGGCAGGAGGCCGAGGCGTACCGCGACTTCGTGGGCTTCCGCGCATGGGAGAAGGAGATGCAGCACAACCCCATCACCGAGGGGGCCATGTTCCGAAGGGAGTGGATACGCTACAAGAAGCCGCTGCCGCTGGGGAGATACGACGACCTCGTGTGCTACGTCGACCCGTCGCTCAAGCCGAAGACGACCAACGACTACAAGGCCGTGAGGCTGTGGGGACGGACGGGACGGGAATTCCACCTCCTGGACGCGTTCGTGCGGCAGGGGTCGGTGACGGCCATGGTCAAGTGGATGTACGACCTCCACGAGCGGACGCGCGACAAGGCGGCCGTCAGGTTCTACATGGAGGCCAACTTCTGCCAGGACACCTTGCTCGACGAGTTCCAGGCGGAGGGCGACATCAGGGGCTACCAGTTGCCGGTCATGCCCGACAAGAGGCAGAAGCCCGACAAGCTCGCGCGCATCGAGGCCGTCTCGCCCCTCTGGGAACGCGGGCTCGTCTATTACAACGCCGACAAGCAGGACGACCCGGACATGCAGACGGGCATCGAGCAGACGCTCGGGCTCGAGAAGGGCTCGTCCATCCACGACGACGCGCCCGACGCCGACGAGGGGGCCATCTGGATCATGCAGCGCAGCAGCAGGTGCGCACGCACGGAGGCCATCACGCTCGCGCCGCGAAGGAAGGCGGGAAAATGGTAGCGGAAAGAAAAACGAAAACCACAAATAGCACATATATATAAAGGAACATGAACTGCAACCAACAGACAGACCTATTGACCATCCCGCGCGGGAACCCCTTCCACCTGCACGTGTGCCGCGCGAACGTCGCCCCGGCCAACCCCGATGAAGTGACCTTCGCCGACATCGAGGGGCTGCGGGCATACGTCAGCACCCCGCTGGGGATGCGCACCGAAGTGGCGACGGCAGTGGCCGACGACGGCGACCTCATCGTCGCGTGCCCCGAGACGCTGCGCCTCACCACCTACGCCCTCGAAATCACGGGCATGTACAACGCCCACCCGTGGCGGTGGAAGTGCGGCGCGGCATTCCGCATCGCCGACACCAACTGCGAGAGCTCCGTGCAAGGCATGGAGAGCTTCGAGCCCGACACCTACTACCTCAACGACACCCTCGAATTTGAGATTGTCGGCGACACCCTGCACATCTACACCGACGGGCACGCATCGCTCGACAACGGCACGCTGGCACTGCAAGAAACCGCTGGCACATCGTTAGGAGTAGAAGGTGACTCAATTATAGCAACCGAAACTGAAAATCATAGATAACATGGCACAGAAAGAACCAATCAGAAAATTTGTCCTTCACGACAGGCACGGGCATGAGATAGACTTTTCCTCATTCTCCGTTGTGTCAGACGTTAGCGTTACATTCCACGCAGGAGTCGGAGAGCCTTATTGTGAAAGCCGCTACCAAGGCGGCATCCTCTACCTTGACTTCTACAACATCAAGGGCGAGGGAATCACTGGAATCACCTACGACGAATCGCAGGAAGACGCAGGCACGAACTACCTCCACGTCACCACCGACGGAGGGAATGAGTACACCTTCCCCGTGAAGAACGGCTCACGCGGCAACGGCATCACATCAATAGAGACGGTAGAGAGCCAAGAGGATGATGGCTACAACGTCGTGCGCATCCATTGCACCGACGACGAATCGGAAGAAGGCACGGTGTTGAGGGTGAAGAACGGAAAGCGCGGCAACGGCATCGCTTCCGTCACCGAACAGACATCATCGGAGGACGGAGGTATCAATACGCACACCATCCACTACACCGACCCGAATGTGCCAGATAGCGTTATCCACACAAGGAATGGCTCGCAAGGCAGACCTGGAACAGATTATCAACCGATAAGTGACATAAGCGGTCTGTCTATAGCCCACAGCCTTGGTTATGACGAAAAGAAGGTTATGTCGCAGAAGGGTGCTACTGATGGAATCAACGACACTATCAGTAAAGCTCTTTATAATATGGAGTATGTGCAATCAGACTTGATTGCAGGGCATTTCTACAAGGCTAACGATGTAGGCACGGCAACGGAATACGGCTCCAATAGTTCAGCAAGCTGCTTGCTGCTTGAATGCAAGCAGGGGGACAAATTCAGCTTGATTACTTATGCGAGAAGCACCACATGTCCTTATCTGTTCTTGGACGAGAACATGATTATCTTGGCAAAATCCGAATCGGGAAGTTTTGAAGGAGAAATAACCGCTCCTGCAAATACCAAATATTTTGCTGTCAATTTGTTTCCCAACAATGCAGACTATAGTTTCTGGCTAAAAGCCGAAGCCGTTTACGACAAGATTGGGATTTTGGATAACAAAACCAAGCCATTATCATCAGCAGTATTGGGTAGAGAATATGTAAAATCAGATTTGACTGTTGGACCTTTCTACCAGAACAATAATGTGGGAGAAGTCGCTACTACGGCAAACAATGCAAGAGCAAGCTCCATGTTGGTGGAGTGCAAGCAAGGAGATGTTTTTTATTTGAAGACTACGGCTTATAATCAAATCACTCATTTTCTCTTGGATGAAGACATGATAATCCTTGTTAAAGGTAATTCGGGTAGTTTCGATGGGGAAATCAGCGTGACAAATCCCAATGCCAAATATCTCGCTGTCAACTTGTATCAGAATGACGTGTATGATTTCTCGCTGAAAGAGAAAGGCCTGTCTGCAAAAGTGGGCGAGATGAATGTCAAGGTGGCATCTCTGGAATCTTCCCTTGTAGGCAGGACATACTTGCAAGCGGATTTGGTTGCAGAATATTTTTACTCGTCTGCCGCAGTGGGTACTGCCACGCGAAGAGGACACAATGCTTTGGCAAGTTGTCTCTTGCTTGAGTGCAAGCAGGGAGATAGTTTCTACCTAAAGACTTTTACGAGAAGTTCAGCATGTCCTTACCTATTCCTTGACGAAAGCATGATTGTTCTCGAAAAGGCTGATTCTGGCGCATTTGATGGAAAAATCACTGCGACAAGCGCAAGCACAAAGTACCTTGCTGTCAATTTGTATCCAAACAATGCAGAATATGAGTTTTTGTTGAAAGAAGACGGATTGGCAGAAAAGGTGGAAGCGGAAAGTAAGGGATTGTCGGTTACTTGGACTTTGCCGAAGAATATCTACGCCATCAAAGGCTTGGAGAAAAGCATATACTTTGACAATATTGTCAACAGGAATGATGATGTGCCAAACTATTGTCTCCAAGTCTTCAATAAGCAGTTCGGCAATGCGGATGCAAGAAGATTCTACTTCACCGAAAATTCTGTTGCGACAAAATCCTTGGCGATAATCGCCATTGACTCCAACAACCACACCATAGACAGCAGAAACATAAATTTCCAAGTCTTGGACAATACGCTGCTGACAGAGAAAAGGATATGTTGCATCGGCGACTCGATAACCGAAAAACACAACATGCCATATTATGTTGAAGAATGCTTGAAGAGGATGCTTACGCAAGAAAGTGTCTATCCCGTTTTTGTTGGGACAAAAGGCGGAGTGGATGGAGGCTTTGACGGATTGCCAACCAAGCACGAGGGATATTATGGCAGAAGTTACCAATGGCTTGCATCCAACAGTTCCAGCCCCTTCATAAATCCTTCCACTAATACGTTGGACATCGCATACTACAAGACTGAAAGACTTGGCATGGAAAGTACTCAGCACATAGATGTCGTCAGCTTGGCAATGGGCTACAACGGGGTGGCAACCAAGTCAGATGCAAACGACGCCTTGGCAGCAATGCAAAACATAATTGCGGCATTCAAGGCAGATAATGCTGATACAAAATTCGTCGTGCATCTTGCGACTTATCCCGCTATGGGGAATTACGATAACACTAACGAAATTGGTAGAGTTGAGAAGAAAAACTCCATACAGTATTTTAGGGAGCTGTGCCTTGATGCTTACAATGACGACCAAGACCCGAACATAGTCATAGGTGATATGGGCTTGGGTTATGATAGGTGGTATGCCTACCCAAGATCGTCACGTCGGCCTGTCAGCTATTATGACACCGATAGGGTGGATATAATAACCGATTACACACACCCAAGTGCTGCTGGCACGAAGCAGATAGGCGAAAACATTGCTGCTGTAATTCTCAAGATGTTGCAAGATTAGCTATAACCTATGGCACGCATCACACCCACAGAAGCCGCCGAGCGGCTCGCATCATCAAGCCCGGCCAAGGCCAGCACCACGGGAAGGCGCAAGGCGAAGTCCGCCTTGCCCTCCCCAGAGTTCGTCCGCTCCGTCGGCGGCGACGACGTGTTCCTCTTCCGCAAGGGGGAGGGTGGCATCGTCGCCCCCGCCGACGACGCGCTGCCCGCCGACATCGGCTCGTTCGACGAGGGGGACGCGCTGTCCCCCCTCCCCGAGCACGTCGAGCAATGGCTCTCCGACTACGCCGCCGAGGTGCGCTGGCTCCAGCAAGGGGAAATCCTCGTCGAGGACGCCCCCTCCGATGCTTCCACCGCAAGCGGCGGCTCCGCCGTCGCCCAGGAAAGGCAGGACACCCCCGTCCTTTGCACCGCCAAGTGGGCGCAAGGCCACCCCTACAACGCCCGCCTCAAGTTCCCCGCCTACGCCCAGAACTGCGTCGTGGGGTGCGTCGCCGTGGCCATCGGGCAGATAATGCGCTACTGGGGACAGAAGGGCTACCACAGGGGCAGCACGGCCACCACGGCCTACCGCTACAGCGGCTACCCCGTCGAGGTGGACGCCCTGCCGCCGCTCACCGCCTTCGACTACGCCCATCTCACCGACCGCACGCCCAAGACCACCGAGGAGATAGAGGCCGTCGCCACGTTGCTCGAACGTGTGGGCAAGGCCGTGAAACTCTGCTACAAGGAGAAGGCCACCTCGGGCTCCATGAACGTCTATGCGCCGCTGATGAAGTCGCGCCTGCGCCTCGGCTCGGCCATCCGCGCCATCTACGCCCAGACGCTCGGCGAGGAGAAATTCGAGCAACGCATCTACGAGGAGATAGCCGCGGGAAGGCCGGTCATCCTTCGGGGGACAGCCCCCGTGGGAGGCCATGCCTTCGTCTGCGACGGGTACTCGTCGGCCACGGGGAAGTTCCACATCAACTGGGGGTGGGGCGGCTCCTACGACGGATATTATCGCATGAGCGCGCTCGACGCGAAAGCCTCCTACACCTTCAACTCCGACAAGGCGGCGGTGATAGGCATACAGCCCGACTACGTGCTGGGCGACGCCAACGGCGACGGCTCCGTCACCATCGCCGACGCCATGGCCATCCAGAAGGCCGTCTTCCAAGGAGGCAGCGAGCAGACCGACGTCAATTCCGACGGGCGCACCGACGTGGCCGACCTCATGGCCACCGTCAGCCACGTCCTCAAGGGCGACACCTTGTAAAAAGCACCATCAAATCCCGTTCAGTACGCGGCTGTATCACAGCCGCATCTGCACCAATGCGAAAACGGGGGCTGGCCTATCTGCGGCCAGCCCCCGTTTTCTCACGCTTTCGCCCTCGGGCTAAAAGCTCTCGTGCCCCTTGTAGCCCATCACCAGGATCTCCTCCACCAGCTCGCCGTGGTCGTGGTTGCTCAGCTCCCGCACAGGTGCCATGCCCGAGAAAGCGGCGCCGCACAGCCCGGTGAGGGCGCGCTTGAGCATGCCCATCAGGAAGTAGGTGGAGGGCAGCTCGCCCACGGCGCAGGCCTCGAAGGTGTCGCTCACCACATGGAGCCGCAGCTCCGCGCTGCAGCGCATGGAGCAGCGCTCGCGCGGCGACGGGCGGTCGTGAACCCACTCTATGGGGCCGAACTCAAGGAACACGGCGGGACGGTCCCACGCCTCTCCCTCCTCGATGAACTCCACGTCGCGGTTCCAGAGGCCCACGTGGCGGAACATCGGGGTGCCGTTGTCGTAGCGGAGGCCGGCTATCGCCGACCTCACGCTCTCGTAGATCTCTCTTCTCATGCTTCTCATGTCATTCCAAAATGTTTGCCTGGCCGAAAAACTCCTCCAGGACGTCTTCTATCACCTCGCGCACGGTGCGCTCCACCTCGGGGGAGGTGCCCAGGAAGCGGCGCATGGGGATGCGTATCACCGAACCGACCTTCTTCAGCGACATGTAGCCCCAGAACTTGGCTTCGTCGCCGGCATTGCCGCGCTGCATCATCGCGTAGAAACCGCCGTCGGTGAGACGGCGGCCCCGGGGCGACGACGACTTGCGCACGTGCCCGGACAATTCATAGTAGCGGTGGCGGAAGTACATCTTCATCCGCCGGGTGACGCGCACCGCCGCACCCTCGTTGTGGTAGGGGGCGTAGGGGGCGCCATAGACGAATACCAGGTCGCCGCCGCGGATCTCGCTCCGGAACGAGCGGCGAAGCGTGCCGCTGTCCACCAAAGTGGCGCCGCCGGGGCGAAGTGGCCCCACGCGGCGCTGCCAGGATTCGGTGAAAAAGCCTTGGCGCTCGAAGTTCTTGTCGAACTCGTCGTCCAGCTCCACGCGGATGTCGCCCAGGAGGGTGCGCACCAACTTCACGAAGTCCATCTTCTTGCTCATCTCAGTCCTCGAATTGAAGGTACAGTTGCATGTCGCGGGGTATCTGCGACGACGGGCGGGAGGGAGCCTTCAGAAGGTTGTAGAAGGTACGCTCGGATATGCCGAAACGGGGATACACGTAGCGGCGCCAGATCTCGCGGTTCGACAGGCCGCTGCGGGCATAGGAGTCGTATACCCGGTTCACCTCGGCCACGCGCTTCTGGTAACTCACACCTCTGCGCAGTTTCTTCTCTTTCTTCATGCAACCCACCGTTGAATGCTAAGAAATTTCCTCTCGCTTGGGCTCCACGTAGAAGGTCTCGTCCTGGACCACCTGGATGCCGCAGCGCGACATGCGGTCGCGCATCGGCTCGACACCGGCTTCAGACCCGTCCTCGTCGCGGTCGGCGAGCAACTTGTCCTTGGCGATCTCTTCCGTCGTGCGGATGTAGCCGGGCAGGAACTCCTTCACGAGGTTCAGGGCGCTCGCCCACGTGAAACCGCGGAGGGTCTTCAACTTGGGGGTGCCGGTGCGGAAGCCGATCACGCCGTGAGACATGTCGAGGCTCTTCTTCTTGACGAACAGCTCGTCCTGGTGCTCGGTGGCGAACGAATGGAGCACGTCGAACGACTCTTCCTTCTGGGCGGAAAGCAGGGCGAGCCTGTCCTGGTACTTCTCGCGGATGCGTGCGCACTGCAGCTCGATCTCGGCGGCTATCTTGCTGCTCTCCGATTCCGACTTGGCGTAGGCGGCGAAGGCTTCCTCTGCCTGCTCGCGGGTAACGCCGGTGATAACTCTCTTCTTTTGTCTTGTTGCCATGATTGACGATGATTTAAATGGTTAAAAACTATGATGTAAAAACTATGTTCGAACGATGTCCGGATGGCGGTCGAACCGTCAGCGGGCGCCGTCGTCGCTTTTCTTGCCGTTCATGCATATCAACTTTCTCAGAAGGGCGGCAAGGGCGTCCTCGTCGAGTTCGCGGAACGGGGCGCCGGCAATCCGGGGGTTCCGGCAGAACGCATCGACCGACTGCCAGTCCACACTGTCGCTGCGCACACCGGCGACTCCCCATCTGCGCATCTCGACCAATATGCGGGAGCGGAGCTTGCGGATGCCGAACGGGGCCTTGCGGCGGGGCGACTGGGGCGAAGGCGGCAGCCGGCTCTCCAGGGAGCGGCAGAGCTGGTCGTATTCCCCTGCAGTCATCTCGTGGAGGTGGGCGGTGCGGCCGCTGGTGTACTGAAGCACCAAGTCGCACTTCAGCGTCTCCGTGCCGAGGCCGTGACGGGGCAGGCGCCCGAGGGCAAGCCAAAACCGGGAGTAAGGGGATGATGTCATGGCCTATGGCTTGATGATGTTCACCCTGCAGCCGGGGCTGCGCTGCACCATGCGGCTCGCAAACACCACGTCGGTGGTTTCAAGCACCACCATCCCTGCCGTCCGGGCACGCCGCACGCGGAGGTCGGCAGGGCTGCTCCCCGTCAGCCAGTCCTCCATCATCATGCGAGCCCGGCTGCCGCTCAGCAGCACCTGGAAACGGGTGCCCGCAGGATACACGGCACGATAAAGCCGCTTGTTTCCTTCTTCGCTCATGTCTTCTGTGTTTGAGGTGAATAATTCGTATTTGAAATCGAAAAAGCCATGGCGCGCATCGCTGCGGGCCATGGGTGCGATCGACTGTAAATGAAGGCTCCGGGCGCAAACCCGCGAAGGCGCATCGCTGCGGCTCCCGCAAATGGCGGGGGTGGTCCAGGAGCTCTTGTCGATCTTCTTATCCATACTACTACCTATGAAAACTTATATAACCTAAAAACCTTTCAAATTTCCAGCCCCGTGCGCACCAGGCCTTCTTCCCACACGGTGAAGTACGAGCCGGCATTCTCCGTCTCCCGGCCTTGGCAGAAAGCCTTGAAGCCGTTCACGCGCACCTTCACCCCGGCCTTGTAACGAAGACGGACGGCGGGCTTGCCCATCGGCTGGCCCCGGTGCTCCTGGCTCACGAAAACGAAGCCTTTCTGCGGGAAGCGGCCGACAAGGGCCTTGGCTTGGGCGTAGCTCCAGCCGCTCTCCTGGAAGGAGTCCACGATCACGAACCGGGCCGACTTCCGGCGCGACAGGCGGTCGCAAAGCTCGTCGTAGCTGTCGTCGGTCACGATCCGGAAACGGCCCTGGACCTCCTCCATGTGGAGATAGCCCAGGCGGCGGCGGAACGAGGGACTCACGCCTTCCTCGTAGCTGACGTAGAGGACGTCGCCGAAACGGCAGAGCTCCTTGCCGAGCTGCATCACGAACGACGACTTGCCGCTGGCGCTGGCGCCGCTGATGAACCAGGTCTCGGTGACTGAAGGGCGGCCGAAGACCGACTGCCAGCGCCCGTCCCACTCAAGGAGCTCAGGCTGAAGGCGCTCCACGTCGCGGGGGGAATACGCCTTGCGCATCGCTACGAGACGGAGGCACGGGGTTCGACTTCTGGCGCGGAGGCCTGGCGGCATCGCTTGCTGATCTCGGTGTAAAGGCGGCGAAGGCCGCCGCCTTCCATCGACTTGTTCACCACCGACGGCACGTCCATGCCCTCGGGGGCGTTGGCGCGGGCCACGAGGCTGAGCTGCCTCCGCATGTAGGCCGTGCGCTCGCGCTCGCCGTCGGGCGTCGCGCGGGAATACTTGCCGCCATATCGGCTGAAGATCTCGGCGTAGCCCACCCTGCACCACCTGATCGCGCTGTCGATCTTGGCGCGAAGGCCGTCGGCCCCCATCATGTACCAGCCGCAGCAGTGCTCCGAGGCGTTCCACAGCGCCTTCAGCTCCAGGAAGGCGCTCTGGGTGAGGTCGCCGGCCTCGTCGAGGATCACCAGCGGACTGTCGCTCGTGCGGAGATAATGCACCAGCTCCTCGTACACCTCGCTCAACTGGCCCTTGTCTCCCAGGCCGAACTCGCGGGCAAGGGCACGGACGAAACGGCCGCGCACCTTCACCTGCGAGCAATCGACCATCGCCACGTTCTTGTGCGTCATCGCGTAATGGCGGGCGCTGAAGGTCTTTCCTATGTTCGGAACGTCGCACAGGATCACTGAGTAGGAGTTCTGCTGGCAGTAGGACAGTTGCCCGGTCACGTATTCGAAGGTCTCCGTGCGCACGGCCTTCCAGGCGGCGCCGGAAAGGCCCACGCCGAGGCGGCGGGCGAGCCGGAGCCAGTTGGCGTCGCTCAGCGACTTCTCCAGGCGGCCGTTGCGCAGGTCGCTGTAAACACTTGTCGAGATGCCCAGGGAGGCGGCGTGGCGGGCATCCGACGGATAATTGGCGCGGTTGGCGGCTATCGCCTCCATGACCCGCTGTTTCTGTTGCTCTGTCATCATGTTGTCATTATGTGTCTAATAATATCTTAATGTGTCTAATAATATCTCAAAAATGGTAATCATAAATCTCAAACCTCCCTATATGTCCGCAAGCGCACGCGACAGGGTGTCGGCAGGGCTGTCGGCAATGGGCTCCGGCTCGCTGCAGGGCATCTCCTGCACGGTCAGAGATTCCTCGGGCAGCGGCTCGGTCTCAGTGGGCTCCCCGGTGTGCCCCACGGTGCCGACAGCAGGCGCGCCATGCTCTTCAAGCCAGCGCTGGAAGCGGGCGATGCGCTTGCGCTGCTCCACGAAGATGCGCTCGTCTTCCTCGGTGCGCTCGCACGCGGCCGTGTTGTAGGTGCCGACGCGCTCGAGCTTGTCGATCCGGCGGCCGTCCTGCCAGATCCACACGTCCGAAACGCCGCCGTCGGCGCCGGGCATCACGTAGGCGTCCACCTTCATGTCGCCGGGGGCCAGCAGGCCAAGCACCTCGGGGCGGCTCAGCCACCAGTCCTCGCCCTGAACGCGGCAGTAGCTGCTGCGCCGCACGGAGGTGCGCACGTGGTCGCCAATGTACACGGCCCAGGCGGCGCGGTCCATCGGGGGGAGCGACGGGTTCAGGTTCTCGACGAGCACGTCCCAGCGGCTCTTGCCGGGGAAGCGCTTCTGGTCGGGATGCAGGGAGTGGTTGTAGGCCTCGATGTCGGCGATGTCGTCGGCCACGAGCTCGTCGAAGGTGTAATAGGACTTCTCCTCCCAAAGCTCGTTGGTGGCGTCGCTCTGCTTCCGGCTCTCCACGCGGTTCTGGGGCAGCTTGGCGTAGAAGCGACCGATGCCCTCGTGCCGGCGGTGCTCCACGCCCACCTTCTTCGAGCGGTTCAGCACCTCGGCGTATTTCTCCTGGGAATTCTGGGGGGCGCAGAAGCGCACCAGGGGGAACACCTCGCCGGAGCGCAGGAAGCTGTCCCTCCACTGCGACATCAGGTGGTTCTCCACCTCCAGCTGCGCGGGACAGCCCCAGCCCATGCGGTCGACCAGGCGGAAGAGGGAGCGGAAGCAGGCCACCACAAGCTCCTGCGTCTTCTGGCGGCTGTGGGCATAGCCCACCACGCACTGCGAGAGCACATCATAGGCGTAGTAGGCCTTCACGCGGCTCTTCGTGTCCTTCAACTTGCGGGGAAGGTCGCGGTCGTCGAGCGACACCTTGCTCAGGCTCCACTGCGGGGCGTGACGGTGCATGTGGGGCATCACCTCGTGCATGAAGGCGGTGGGCGACAGGTGGGCCTTGGCCACCAGGGCGCGCACGTCGGCACGGCCCAGGTAGTCGCTAACGCTGCGCTCGCTCAGCTCGGGGGCAGGATGGCCAAGCAGGGCGAAAAGCTCGCCGGTCCCGGCGTCATAGACATCGAGGCGGCCGGCGCGCCACTGGCAGTACTGCTCCCATACCGTGCGGGCGTAGGGCTTCTCGGGCTGGCAGGCGAGGCTAAGCAGCAGGCGGGCGATGCGGCCGTCGATCTTGCGGGAGCTCTGGTTGCCGAACTTGCCGCTCAGCAGCGAGGCGTAGCCCGCACGCTGATACTCGGCGCACTTGCGCTGCAGCCGCTGGGTGCTGCCGGGAAGGGTGTGGCCGAAACTATCGCGGAGGATCTCAAGAACGCCCGACATGCGGTCCCAGCTGAAACGGCTGCCGAACAGGCGCTGCGTGTCGCTCGCCGTGCCGTGAAGGCGGATGCAGCAGTTCAGCACCGACGCGTTGATGGTGTACTCGCGGCGCTTCGCCGGAGAAAGCACGCCGCACGGCAGGTCCTCGCGGCTGTAGTAGGCAAGGGCACGGGCGTCCCACTCGTAGTTCCTCTCCACCCATTTCACCAGGCGCTCCTCACGGCCGTGGGGATAGAGCGAGATCACCGCGGCACGAGCCTGGGGGGGCAGACTGTCAAAGGCAATGAGAGCCTTCTGTTTGTTTCGACCTCCTCCACGACGGACTACCGACAGCTTGCCACGGGATGACAGCTTCTTGTAGTTCTCGTAACTTATCGCCCCGCTCTCCACGATTTCATCCACTGTTACGCACAGTGCGTTTCCGTAATATTCCATCTGCAGTCTTTTTTTGTTCGGTATGCTGCTGTATCACAGCAGTTCAGATAATCCTAATATTGCTGGTCATCTTCCTGATGAACGAACAGTTTGCCACCCTTCTGGAGGGCATAACGTCGGATCCGGCGGGCAAGGGGGGAGTTGCTCGTGTAGTTAAGGGCATTACGCACCGTCTTGTCAGTGACATCCCAACTTCTGGCTATCTCTTTCTGAAGCGGGACGTCCACTATAATCAGTCTCTCACCTGCTCCCATGGCTCACTCCTCGATATCCACTCCGCTCTTCGTCAGACGGACGTATGAGCGGACCAGGTTCATGCCTGCAAGCAGGCTCAGAAAAATGCTCTCACTGCAGCATGCCAGCAGCAGCACGCTCACCGACAGGCCGAAATCAACACAGGCGGCACGCTGCACACCCGTGAACCGCTCCCAACCGGGGAGCCAGAATTCCAAAAATCTCTTCATGTCCATTTCCAATTTCGATTGATGATTTGTGACCCTCGCGGGATTCGAACCCGCCCTCACCGGCCTCTGCAGTCTGTCCTGCAGCCTGCGGCATTGCCGAAGCACTATTCCCTCATGCAGTCGCGGCGTTGTTCCCGTATCGCCGCTTTGTGGGCCATTCGGGGCGCGATCCTCACGGACAGCGGCTCCCATACACATAATTGACTACTGATTACTACAATTAGAAAAAGAACGCACTGTCAAATTACATAGCGCAGCAGGTCGGTCCGGTCATCCTCCGTCAGAATGTAGCCTTTCTCCAGCTTCTTCCTCAGGTAGTCACGGACTCCCACCAGATCGCGGCACATGTCGTCAAGCTCATCCGTTTCTGCGGCAATGCCACGGCGCAGACGGTCGGCCTGCTCCATCAGGCTCTCTCCGGTGAAACGCATCACGTCACGAAGCGCTGTCAACTTGTTGTCCCTGTCACGAAATCTTGACGAGAGAAGGTCCATCAACAACAGCCGCCCGTCTTTCGTCCCATAAAGCTCGCAAAAACGGTCCTTGTCCATGTCGTCGCCGCACGACATGTAAATGCCGTTCGCTATCGCAAACTCTTCGTCGGTGCTCACCGACATCATTCGTTCGTCAAACTCTTGCTTCAACATAACTTTGTATCTTTTATAAGGTGAAATTCTGTTTTCTCGTCCTTTTTTCGTATCTTTGGCCGCCATTCCATTCGGAACACGGTGCAAAGATAGTGATTTCTCACGAATTACCAAATAAAAATCGACATAAATCACGATAAATGAACAAAAAAAATTCATGCATCGAAACTATTCACGACAGAATAGCGTTGTGCGTTAAAGAATTTGGAGAGGGCAAAAACACCGTTTTTGCCCTGAATATAGGTGTTAGTGAAGGAAATATCCGAGGTTATATAAAAGGAGTCGTTCCAAAAGCAGATGTGTTAGAAAAAATCGTGAGATGTTACGATGTAAATCCAAGTTGGCTCCTTACAGGAAAAGGAGAGATGCGACTATCAAATTGTGCCACAAGTGGTACACCCGGCGATACAACGCCAAAACCCGACAACGAAGATAATAATAGTCTGGCAAACGGTCAAGAAAACTTGGACCTATCTTCTCTCGCTCTTCCAAAATCCTTGCCATTTATAAAATATGAGCACCTCGCCGATATGCATTTTCCTCTTGTCCCCACTTGTAAATACGACGGAGTATCCGCAACACGTAAATTCATCGAATGCAGGGCGCAATTCGTCACAGAATATAGACAGCAGGATGCTTTGCCTATAATCCCCCCTGGATCCAGCGTGGCCTGCAAAACAATTTCCAAAGATGATGTAATAGATAAAGCACTATGTCTTCTCATTCTCAATGGCAATGTATTAATAAGAAAGGTATCGTTCGGATTTGATAAAGAGCATTACAATACCACCAGTATCAATGGCGATAATCCTTTGGAATTAGCTAAAAGCGAAGTCCTTTCTATTCATCGCATCATGGCATACCTTGTTACCTATCCATAA